GCCTTCGCCTAGAATGCCACCGATCAAAGCCTCGCGCAGCCCAGCTTTCTTACCTTGCAGCTTGCGAATTGCCAAAGACGTCAACGCGCCTTTGACAGCGTTACTGCCAAGAGCCGTTGCAGCAAGAGAAGCCAACTGCGGCAAGAAAAACTCTGGCTGACCTGTGTTCGGGTTTATACTATTCTGCGGTGTACCAACCATATAGCGTCTAGGGTCAACGCCCTCTGACCTAATTGCAGATGCAATGCCTTGTGCCATCTGAGGATTGTTCTGCATAACTTGACGCGGCACAACCATCTCGCCGGGAGCCACATGCGCCATGCGTGTATCGCCGTATCTGCCCATGTTCTGCATGCTGTTCATCATGTCGTAACCTCAGTTGTTTGCTTTTCTAGCATACAAACCCGAACATTTGTAGGGGTTATTGTTTTTTTTAAAAAAACTAAATTGTTCGGGTTAGTAAACATTTTTAGGAACCTGATTTAGATATTTTGGCACACAGTAAGCAACAACCCTGTCTTCTACTTCTATTCCGTGCGTACTGTACCTTTTAACGACTTCACTTGCCACCTTGTTACAGAAGTCAACACGGTGGAAATACATATCCTCACTCAGCAAGTTCGGTCATCCCCATAGCCCAGATAGACCATAAGAACGAATACGTGCATGTCACAGCATCAACTCAAAGTGTGGCGCGTCAATGAACGGCCTGCGCCCCTGTGAGCGCCTTATGTCTATGTAGCTGTTCATAGCATTCTCTGCGCTACCTTCCCACGCTCCAAGGTCATCTATCGTCCACGCAGCGCCCCAGCGCAGCTTTGCGCCCACAGCCTCTGCACCTTCTTTCATGGCGTCTGCAATTTCATCATATAGGTTGAGTTCCCATCTGCCACCATCGCAGTAAGCCATAAGATCAACAGCGTTACCGTCGATGTGTTTTGACTTCATGGTTTGCGAAGCCCCTTTTGCAACTAAAGCACGTTGTTCGTCTATTGTTCTCAACCCACAGATTACACTGAAGTCTTGTTTCGTAACGCCAATAGCGTATTTCACAATGCCGATTAGTCTTTCATCTACGCCTTCCAGCTTAGACAGACTTCGTTTGCTTAACTTGTAGCCCATGATTATTTCCCCGCGTACTTAGATATAGCCCGATTGCCAAACCAGAAAGCTAACACTGCGCTCATCAATCCAGCCGTTTCTGTATCCCACATAAGTTCAACCGCCTGCATCCAATCGCCGCCAGCTTGTGTGACTTTCACCATAATCACGACTTTTGTGGCAATGAATAAAGCAAAAAACATATAAGTGATAACGGGCCGAACGGACCCACGCAAGGCGTTGATAAAACTTCCAGCGTCGATAGAACTGTCATGTAAATACAACCCTTTCGTTTCTTCAATGTCAGCTTGTTTATCCAACTCAACTAGCTTCATCTCAGAACGTTTTTGCGCTAGTTCTGTTTCAAGGTGCATCATTTCCATGCGGTGTTTTTGCGCTTGGTTCGCCTTGAAGTAATTTAAAACCTCTGGCAGAAATGAACTACCAAATCCTAGTAAGCTACCTAATAGTGTTATCATTTCTCTGACCCCAACCATACGGCAAATGCGCCTGTCATAGCGCCTGTGACAACAGAAATTAGACTTGCCTGCTGTGTAGACAAATCGGGTTGTGTAAGCGCCCACTCAATGCACCGAACATAAACTATCGTCATGGTGAACATCATAAAACGCGGTAAAATTTTGTATTCTAGTATTTTCTCAAAAGCGTTTGTCATTCAAAGCCCCCTTGCAAGCCTTCCATTATTTCCTTAACAGTCGGACGCCGCTTAGTATCGGGTGANTATCGGCATTGNAACTGTNTTGGACATTCCTTAAAACTAAAACTNGGATAGTGATAACCTATCGTATTATTTGGCCCTTTGTAAATACAAACCATTTCACCCTGTATTTTAGTGCGTTTAGCCAACTGGCAAGTTACAAAGTCAGGACTAGCTAAACCAGCTACAATTGCAGATGCAATTAACATCATGTATCTACCCCAACCCTACTACAAGTGAATTGCCCTGAAGCGGGTATTCCTGACATTATTATTATGTTTTCTACAATAGAACTCCCTTTTTGCATACCTTCAATCAAGCATTCGCCTTTTGTTTCAAAGCGTTGGTTGTTTTCCAGCACAAATGAATCGCCGTTTATAAAAACAATAAGAAAATATAAAACCCATGCTTCATTCATTGAGTAGCCAAAATAATCAAGTAAATACCACCACCTAATAAACCAATAATTCCTAACGATAACCCACCTATAGCCATGTTATTCTGTATCTGACGTTTGGCTTCCATAGCGCGATATACCGTTTCTTCCCGTTCAGCACGTATCTTGCGTCTCATGCCAAGCATTTCATCGTAAGTGCCTAATCCAAAACGATAATCTAACATAAATTTAATTTCTTTTTCTTTCTCCATTAAAGTTTTTTTGCGGATCACAATATCCATAGCTTCTTGCTCTATGTTATCGGTTCCATGCGTTTTCTTATCCAACCACGTTGGATTTTTACGTTGTGTTTCTGCTTTGGTTATGTCCGCAACAGCGCAGTACCATTGCCCAAGCTGCTTGCTAACATCCTGCATTTCACGGCCTGCGCCGACCAACATTTTTACGCCTTTGAAAGCTGCGTTAGCTGCTGCAAATGCTGTTACAGGGTCTATCATGGACGCACACTTATCCTAGATCATGTCGTTACCGTAACTGAGCCTACAGAGCCTGTCACCGAAAAACTAGCTACGAATGGTTTAGAAGCAACTGGAATCCTTAAAACACCGTCAACAACAAAAATAGAACCCTCTTCTAAACCAGAATCATTGCTTGGCAATTCGGTTAAAACTAAAGTAGTGTGTCTACCCTCTCCGGGGTTTTGCATTTGATCCAAGTAAACCGAAAAAGAACGAATAACTTCATTGAAGTAATTAAGATCATATTCCTGCGGCGGAATGGGAAAAAATGGGCGAACTAAATTCCTAGACATTACCGCCTACCGTCAGGTCTAACTTCAACTCTGGGTGTACCTAATCGCCAAGCGGTTTCTGTTCCAGTGTTTTCTATTTTTAAATTAAACGATCTTCCACGTAAGCGCGTTCTAATTTCTTTAGTAAACTGCTCAACAGGAACAGAAGAAGTTTTGTCTACGGAGTTAGCATCTGTGTGCAAGTAGTTGCCACCCGGAAAGTTTCTAACCCCTAGTGTGAAGGTAACAGCAGGATTGTTTGTTGTAGAATCCCGAAAAGTTATGTCAGGGATAATTCTGGACAAAAACGCAAACTGGTCCCCATCACCTAAATCTATCTGGCTACTTTCTATATGAGCTAATAAAGCTGTTGCTGGTGCAGTGCTGCCATCATCAAAACCGCTTTCATGCTCATAAAGATAGTGGTCAGGACTTGCGGCTATAGGTAGCTCGTCAACGCCACGATCTACCCAGCAAGTGCGGCTTAGATTTCCATAGTACCATACTTGCTGCTCATAGTTGAACACAACGTAACGATCATTTTCTTCGCTGCTTTTAGAGGGGTAAAACCACCATATTTCCGAAAAAGCCGTGTTGGTTGCCGCAGATACTTTTTCTATTTGGTTTTCATTAAAGTCAGAAAAAACATAATCTCTGACAGTGCAAGGAAGCCTCTTTACCGCACCTGCGTAAACATAAAACTCTTTTCTTCCCATCCAAAAAACGCTGTCATTAACTGCTACGGCGCATAAAGGGCCAGCGGTAGTGATGTTTTCTGAAATTGTGTTAATTCCAAACGTAAAAGGCGGTCCAAGAAACTGCATGGCGTGTAGAGATATATCTGTAAACACTAGAATTTGTTGTCTGGTTTCTACCGCAGTTATGATTTCAGAACCTGAACCAATACGCAAATCACCCGCTGTATTAGTGGTTTTTGCAGACCAATCGGTAAGGCTTTCTTGACTGCTAAAGCGAATAAGCAAAGGGTCTTGTGTACCTATTGCCGTTTCTGAGTCACAACCAAAGGCTATAATGTGCCTGTCTTTGTCTGAAACCAATATTTGCTTTGCAATAGTTGGTATATTATCGGTTGCAACACCTAAACTTGCAAGAGATACCGCTCTTGTTGTAGTACCGTTTGATTTGTCCCAATAAAATATACCCTCATTTCGGACGTTCATTAAAAGGTCTTCGCCAAAATTATCGTGACTCCAAACTCGCAAGGTAGCACCAGAAACCGTTAAGTCTGAAGCTGATCCCCATGTGCCACGGCCCCACGTACCCGCGCTCCATCCTGCCCCCTGAAGCGACGTGTCTAGGCCAACGTTAATTTGATACGCACCTACGGCAGAACCGCCACCATTACCACTATCGCTTGTGGTAGCAAAAACAAAGGTAGGGTTTAAGCCAGAAGTTGTTGTAATGCTGGATATTGCGGCCACAGAACGAGCTTCTATTTGAAAAACAGTAGAAGTAAGGACTCTTGTAACTTGGTATTCTTGGTTAAGCACGGTAGCGGTAATTACTCCCCCAAGAGACGCCGCACCAGAAAAGGTAACAAAATCATTTTCTACCGCACCGTGTCCGTCTGAATCAGTCACGGTTATTGTGGCACAAGTAACGGAAGCACTGTTTGAATGGGATGCCGCTGTGGTTCCATTAACCCCACGCACACAACCAGTTAAGGTTGAACTTGTAATACCCCCATAGTTTATTTGCTCTGTACCAATTTTAATAAGACCCCCACCTGTGGGGAAACCAGACACACTGTTTAAAATTATGGATTGAACAGAGCTATCAATTGCGCCATTAAGCGTATCCGCACCAGCACCGAAAGTAACTGCGGAAGATGCAACTCGTATTGGAGTTATGTCGTGGTAAGCGCCACCTTCATTAATATAATATTTAAGAGAAGTACCCACGCCAATATATTTTTCTCCTGACAAAGCCACCCACGGGTGTAAAGCGCGGCATGTCCCTAAAAAGTTATATATAGACTGACGTACCCAACCACCTATTTTTTCAGGAAAACCCGAACGAAAACGAACTTTGTCGCTATCGAACCAACCACCCTCATTACTATACGAAGTGGTTTCTCGGTTTATTCCGGGCTTAAACTGTAGCTTTGTTAATGGCATATAGCACCTCTAAAAACTACACGGGAATACTTTTATTCATCATACATACCCTGACATATCAGCATTAGTTGGCGCATACTCAGTTGTTTCAGTTATTACACCGTCTACTTCTGTAAACTGCGCCACAGTGTTGACCTGATAGTAATCACAGAACTCTTTTCGGTACTCAACGACTTTTGCTTGAGTTTTTGCAGAAGAAATACCAATCTGAGTATCACTGCCGACAACAGAGCTACAACTATAATAGTTATTAGCGTTTAAATTATTAATTTCTGCGTCGGTTAATACTGCTCTCGGAACTACCCAACCCGATTCATCACTGCCGTCTAGTTGCTTTACAATAGCCCAATCAGTCGGGTTATTATCTAGCCTTTGTTTTACATCTAAAACTTTTTGATTTACATCTTCTTGCGTAGAAAATGTTTCCTTACAATAATACCACTTAGTTGACATTAGCTACTCCCATAAAGTGTGCCTGAGTTTGACAGGGTGTAAGAGCCTGTAGCGTTTATAGCTGCACCACCTGCACCACCAGCCGAATTATATTGACCCGCACCACCTTGCGCTCCCCAACCGCCACCACCGCCGCCGCCGTTGCCGGTATAAGCACTACCACCTGCACCACCAGCACTACCACCTGCACCACCAGCACTACCAGCGCCTGCACCTCCGCTGCCCGGTACAATCATCCCACTATATCCACCGAAACCATAGCCAGAATCTCCGTCACTTCTCCCTCCACGTCCACCGCCGCCACCTGCACCGCCGCCATAACCGCCCTCTGCAACGTTAGTATTTCCACTAACTCCCCCATTAGCACCAGTGGACCCCGGTGTGCCGCCGCTACCTGCACCGTAACCTTGAGTACCATAACCGATATTGCCCCCAGAGATACCTCTAGTACCATCCCCGCCGCCACCCGCAATGTAAGCCCCTGACGCATTAGTTATTGTCACCCCAGAAGAGGATATATATATCGCTTCTTTTCCGGTGGTGCCGCCTCTCCCAAGAATCTTACCGTTATTAATTACGGTGGCATCTGCCTCTGCAATTGTAAGCGCAGGAGTGGAAGCACTCGTTGAATAGATGTAGACACCACTATTAACAGTCATAGTAATTGGGCCAGAGCCACTATATCCCGCAGCATCTGCTAGTGTTCGTATATTGGCATTTGTAGTATTTGAAGAAACAGCAAATTCAAAAGGTCCGGTTCCACCACCAGAACCAAAACCAAGTACGTTTATTCCAAAACCAGTCATTTTATTACCTATGCATCATTTGCTGCGTCAGTTGTAAAGAACAACTTTATGCCTAGTAACCGTGCATTTCCTGTTTGATCATCTGCGCTAGTGTCACGATTAATTTGGAAAAAGCACATGTCATTTGCTGCGGGGCTTCCCGCGATTGTTACTGCACCACTTTCTGTTGAAACCATCAGATCATTTGACGTTCCAGAAAAAGCCAACGCCGTTGTAGCAACTTGCGTCCCAAAAGCTGTGTTTATGCTTTCGTCACTTGTGATCGCTACCCCAGCTAATTGCCACGCAACCGTTCCAGTATTTGTGCCTGTCACTGTCCAGAAAGGTTGAAAAGTTACTGTGCCTTCATTCCAAGATTTAGGCATGGCGATAGCAAACTGAGCAAAGTCATCCGCATCAGCCGCAAAGTCTAGGACTTTTAAATCAGGCCGTAATGCTGTTGTTTCCACTTGCTCTGGCCCAGCACATGGATTGGTTGTGCTTGGGTACATAGCAACTGCTGGCACGAAGATTGTCTCTTTACCAGCAACTTTAACCGCTGCACCGCCAGATGTAATGCTAGAATTAAAAGCAGCCGCACCAGCCGCAGACATGTCAAGAGTCAATGCAGTTATTCCAGAACCGCCATCGTTACCCTGTAAAATTATATCTTTATCGGAAACAAGAGATTTAATCGTTAAATTGTCACTATCCATAGATACGTGACCAACATTTGTACTCCCATCTTTAAATATGACTTCATCACCAGCAGCATCAAGAATAATATCCGCAGCGCCATCAAGCGTCATGTCGCCAGAAGACAGAGCTAGAGTGGTCCCATCAAGCGTAAAATTATCTACAACCACGCCAGCATTGGCTGTAACCACTCCACCAACAGCAAGAGTAGTTGCCATATCAACAGCGCCATCAATGTCCACGACATCAAGATTGGTTGTGCCGTCTACGTCTAGGTCTGTACCAACAAATAATTTTTTAGCTATACCAACACCGCCGTCAACAATCAGAGCGCCCGAAGTTGAACTGGTTGAGTCCGTAACAAGATTTAAATTAACAGCGCCACTTGTATCAAGAGTTCCTACTGTTGCAGCGGTGGACACATTTATATTAGTAACGCCTAACGTACCAATCTCTGCCATAGCTGCGCCAGAGCCTGCGCCATCTGAATAAACAACCTTAGTTTGTCCTGTTGGAATTGTTACGTTGGCCCCAGAACCTTGCGAGATAATAATGCTTTGAGAGCCACTTGTTCCGTTTTCAATGTACCATGTTTTGCTTACGGTATTAGGGCCGATTGTAATAGTGCATGTGCTGTCTAGCGTTCCTGTATATTTTAAGTACAAAGAGCGACCCGGATCGGTAGCTCCATCTGCAATCGTAGTGGTGTGCGTATCTGCGTTGGTAGTAATGGCTTCGGTGCCAAAGCTAAGAGCCTCTGCAATTAATTCAAGGTTTGTATTAGTTGTAGCGCCCCATGTACCAGATTGTTCGCCATCACCAATCTCTTCTAGCCGAAGATCATTTCCATATGTACTAGCCATGTGAGTTTCCTAAGCAGATAAGTTGTTTTATTTGTACCGCGCCTATCGTTAAGACGCAATCTTTTTCCAGTTTGGAGTAGAACTAGGAGATACAGGCGTCCATTCAGGGCTTTGTATTGGAACTATTTTGCTCCAAACAAATGTATTACCTACCGCCCCTACAGCAGATACGCCTGTTACATTTTGA